TCGCGAGTGAAGAAACAAGAACTCGTACGTCTGGAAGGCTGGAACAGTGATAATGCACGAGATGTTTGTGCTGCTGTACAAAAATCGCAGAAAGTACTAACTCTATCTCGCAATGGTAACACACTTTCAAACATTTCAATTATTGGATTGTTTGTACGAGATAGGTGGTTTGCTGTCAATACACATTATATCATCCTTTTGGATAAATTGGCAGAACAAGGTGATTTTCAAGTACACTTTCATAACAACAATGAAAGCACTTTCAGCATCAACTGGAGTGATGTCAAGATCAGAAAGACTTACGAACGTGCAGGATCAAAATCAGATATTTCTTTCATTGAAGTTCCTAACATCAATCGGTATCCAGATTTGACTCATCACATCCCAAGAATTGCAGATGGTCTAGATCATGTAGGAAAGAAAATCGTAATGGTTCACAAAGAAGATAACATCTTTAAAATGAAATTTGGAAATGTTCTCGCAGTGCATGATAAGAGTTATATTGGTCTTGATGAAGAAATTCATTATGCTCAATCAATCACAACATCGATAAACTCTGAATCTGGTGAATGTGGAGCAATCTACATTCTTGATACCCCAACATCGAGAAGACGAATTGTAGGATTTCATTTTGCAGGATCACAAGGACTGTCTCATGCTATACCATTGGTATATGAAGACATTGAGAAAGCGATTGGACCAAGCTTGCCATCTATGAAAGTTGAAATGGATCTGAATGCTATCGCACCATCTCTTTTGCAAGGCCACACTTTGGTTTTGGGAAAAGCTTGTAGGTTGGGTAAACCTGTGCACCAGCATTATCCTCAAAGAACAAAATTGATGAAAACCTGGATGTTCAATGAGGTTTATGAATCTGAAGTTGAACCAGCAAATTTGTCGAGTCGATTGGCAGAAAATGAAGCATTGTGGAAAGGAATGATGAAACAATTTGGCAGTGTCACGGCTATAGACTCTGAGATCATGTCTAAAGCCTCGTTTGATTACAAGCAAACGTTGTCAAAAATGTACAATCCAAACGGTTTCAATATTCTAACATATGACGAGGCAGTTCAAGGAATTGAAGGCGATGATTTCATTAGAGGCATTTGTCGACAAACATCAGCAGGATTTCCATACACGTATGAAACAGTTCTACCAGGAAAGACAGAATGGTTTGGGAAAGATGAATGGACACTTAATTCAGAAAAATCTATTGAATTGAGAGCAAAAATCCAACTTCAAATTGAAACTATGGAACAAGGAGGCGATGTGGATTACATTTTTGTTGATTCTTTAAAAGATGAAACTAGATTAACTTCTAAAGTTTTGTCAAGAAAAACAAGAGTGTTCGCTGCAGCTCCTCTAGACTTCATAGTAGTTTTTCGAATGTACTATATGGACTTTCTTGCAACAATGATGAAGAACAGAATCGAGAACGAAAGTGCTGTTGGAATCGTTGCACAAGGTGCTGATTGGCACAGATTGGCTGAACATCTGCAACGCAAGGACTATTCAAACAAGTCCGTTGTGGCAGGCGATTTCTCCAATTTTGATGGAACTTTGAACACACACATATTATGGCAGGTCCATAGTATCATTGAAAGTTTCTATCGTGCTGATCCATCATGGTGTCATAAAGATGCTATGGTAAGAGAAGCCCTTTGGAGATCTATCGTAAATTCCAAACACATTTGTCATGGTTGGATATATCAGCTCGATCATGCTCAACCATCAGGAAACCCGGCAACAGCTATAACTAACACCATG